CCGCTCGGCCTGATCCTGATTTCGGCGACCTCGCGAAGCTCGGGCACGCGCGCCAGCGCTTCGGTTATGGATTCGGGATAGGGATCGGCGTCGCCGTCGTGCTCGCGCCAAAATTTCTCGAAATTGCGCCGCGCGAAGCCGTCGTGTTCTGGGCAAATCCACTCTTTATGCAGAACCGGGCCGCACAAATATTCGACGCGGATCGAGGGCGTCCCGCCCGGCTTATCGTGGCGGTAGAACGTCCGCTTCGAAACCTTGACGAAGTTAGGGCTACCCTTGCTCAGGATCGGCACGGCGGCCGCCTGAGCCGTGATATTCTTCTCGATATCGCGCTCGAAGATATGGCCGCAGTCGGGGCACTCCCGAAGCCCGGCGAGGATCAGCGAGTGACAGGTCGGGCATTCCTTCACGGGCGCTTCGCCGTCGCCCTTGCCGGGCTTTTTGACCTCGACGCAGTCGACCGGGCCGTGACGACGAACGTTCCCGGCGAAATCGAGAACTAGGCAGTCGGATTTCCCGTTGCGAATGCTCTCGTCGATATTGGCGCCGATGCATCGCGTTCCGCGGCCGACCATTTGCACATAAAGCGAGGTCGAGAGCGTCGGGCGAAGCATCGCCAAAAGGTCGACGTGAGGCGCATTGAAGCCGGTCGTCAGAACGTTCGCGTTCGTGAGCGCGCGAAGCTTCCGAGCCTTGAAGTCGCCGATCAGGCGCGCCCGCTCGCCTTTCTTCATGCTGCCGTCGATCGCCTCGCAAGCGACGCCGCGCTTCCGCATTTCGTCGGCGACGGCGTGAGCGTGCTCGACGCCCGAGCAGAACGCGAGCCAGCCTTGCCGGGGGGCGCTATTGCTCATGCCATAGGCCATGATTTCGTCGACGGCTGCAGTCGTGATCGGGTTCTTATTCACGGCTGCTTGCAGCGCCGAACCGACGAAGTCGCCGCCCGAGCGCTTAACGCCCGTCACGTCGATCGACGTTGCGGTCGCCTTCGAAACGAGGGGCGCGAGATAGCCGAGGTCGATAAGCTCTCGGATCGTGACCTCGTAAACGATCTCATCGAAGAGCCGGTCGTCGCCCTCGTCGAGTCGGCCGGTGTCGACCCGGTAAGGAGTCGCGGTCAGGCCGATGATTCTCAGGTCGGGGTTTATCTCCCGAAGACCGAAGATGAATTGACCATACATGGTCGCCGAGTCGGGCGGGATCAGATGCGCCTCGTCGACGAGCAGCACGTCGACGTGTCCGATCCGGTGAGCCTTCGAGAAGACGGTTTGAATGCCGGCGAAGATGATTTGCGCGCTAGCCTCGCGGCGCCCGAGCGAGGCGGAATAGATGCCAGCCGGCGCCCAAGGCCAAAGGCCGATTAGCTCTTTGTAATTCTGCTCGATCAGTTCCTTGACGTGCGTAACCTGAACGATCCGGGTCGTCGGCTCGCCTTCGAGAAATTCCTGAATCATCTGAGCAATGACGAGGGATTTCCCGGCGCCAGTTGGCAGAACGACGAGAGGGCTCGCCGTCGGATTCCGAACCCAAAACGTATAGATCGCGTCGATCGACTCGCGCTGATACTTCCGAAGCTGAAGGGCCATCACGCGACCATGAATGAGGGTTGCACGGGCTCGGCGAGGGTCGCCGGGAGGTCGGGAGACAGGTCGAAGGGCTTCGGCTCGCCGCCGAGCAAGCCGACCTGATTGCCCCATTGCCACCAAGGGCCGGGGCGCCCGTATCGAGCGAACATTTCGAGATAGGGGCCGGCGACTAGCTTCTCGGTTCGCTCATAGATGACGTGAGGCTTTTCCGAGTGCCGGCCGATCGGGGCGATCACAGCCCGGTCAACGTTCGCAGAGACGCGCTTCGGCTTCCCGCGCGTGGCGAGAAGGCAGACTTCGGGGTTCGCCCGAGTCCAATAGCCCATTCCCTTATGAAGCCTGAGACCTCGGCCGCTCTTGACCCAATAAAAGCCGACGGTCTTATATTTGAAGCCCCATGCGCGAATGACGTCGAAAGCTTTGTCGAGCAGCGGATCGACCGCCCACATAAGCAAGACGCAATCTTTTGCAGCAACGTCGGCGACCGGCAGAGCCTTGATATCGGCGAGCGTCATGCATTTGTAATGGCGCTCGGGCGAGAAATCTTTGCCCTTCTCCGAATAGGTCTCGAAGGTCCAAGGCGGATCGGCGAGGATGACCGGGAAGCCGTCGACAGGCGCCGACGCCAGCGGGCGAGCGGATGGCGGAAGGATCAAGCCGCTCATGACGTGAAGACCTCGGTCAACTCGACGGGGTCTTCGTTGGCGACGCGGCCTTCTCGAACCGAGAAGTCGCGATAGAAGGCGCGCGGAGGGGTCGCCGAGCCCTTCAGATAGGCGACGGCATGGCAGGCCGGGCAATATGACGAGCCGGCCTTCGCGGGCTCGCCACAGAAGCGAAATGACTTCTCGCGCGGATCGCCGATCGGGAACCGGCATTGATCCGGCTCGATCTTGAGCAAGCTCACGGGCATTAGATCGCCTTCCCGAGAAGGCGATAGGATTCGACGACCGCCCGAACCTGATGACGCGCGTCGGAAAGCGCGTCGTGCTCGATCGCCCCCGCCTCGGCGGGAAACGCCTTGAAGTCGAGCCCGGCGAGGTCGAAGAGCGTCCGCGTGTCACGCGGCTCGCGAAAGTTCCACGGCGCTTTGAGGCCGACGACCTTGTAAGCCGCTTCGAGAAGAGCGACGTCGAAGCTCGGCGAATGTGCCCAAATCCGAACGACGCCCTCGGTCGAGAACGCGCGGGTCTCGTCGACGAATTTGCTCAGATGCAAGAGCGCTTCGTCGAGGTGCCATTCGCCCTTGAACGTGCTCGCGCGGGCTTCCTCGCTCTGCCGCATCCACCACGCGAGAGTGTCGCCGTCGATCGTCAAGCCGCGCGCCTGAGCGTCGGCGATATCGATCGTCGACGAACACGAGCGGCCGATCGGGTCGGCATAGGTCGGCTCGAAGGCAATGGCGCCGATCGAGGCGACCACGGCGCCCGGCTTCGTGCCGAGCGATTCAATGTCAATCATGACGTGCATGAGCGCGGCCTTCAGGCTTGGGAGGGGGAATAGAGAGCGGAGAGGCGAGCGAACTCGTCGGCGTCGATTTCCTCGACGTGCCCCGCGTCGACGCCTCCCGCTTCGCGGGGGTCGGGCTCGCCGGCCTCGGTCGCGAAGACGCAAGAGCTTTCGGGATGGTGCCAGTAGCGGCGGCCGCCCTCGATCGCCTTGCCCGAGCCGTCGATCCACTCGCGGCCGTCGGTCAGGCGATAAGTGATCGTCTCGGCTTCATCGTCGGCGCTCAGAAGCTCGCCGGGCACGAGGGCGGGAATGTAAAGGTGAGCGCCGCAACCCTGCCGCTGCTCGTCTAAGCTGAGCGGCTTCGCCCAACGGGCACACGACCAAACGGCGTCGCCGTGCTGCTCGGGCGTGGCGTGAATACAGGTGCGGCAATGGGCGCGTGGAAACGCCTTCTCATGGCAAGTCGTTTTGAAGCGCTTGCACATGGTCCGGCATTTGAATGCCATCTTATCGTCGGGGTCTTCGTGGAGTTTCGGCGGCGGCGCGGCCGACTTAATGATTCGCTCAGCGCGAGCGAGCAGCCGAATTGCCTCTTCGACGTCGGTCGCCCAGCGCTCGACATAGATTTCGCCGGTATTCTTGTTCCGGCAAATGTAAAGGCAACGCTCATGCCCCGCGAGATGGGCATAAGTGTTATTTTGAACCCAATGCGAATAGTAACCGGCCTTAACCCCTTTCTTGACGACCTCGTTCCAATATTTTTCCTTCATCGACTTGCACTCGGCCATGTGCCAAGTCTTCGGCGCCTCGGGAACGCCGAGAACGTGCGCGTCACACTTCCCCCGAACGTGACCGTTGACGGCCGAATAGCGGAATTGCTTTCCCTTCTCGTCGAGGTCGACGACCTCGCAACCGATGGCGCGAAGGGAGTCGAGGAGTCGGGTTTCCTCGATTTCGCCGGTCTCGAAGGTGATCGCCTTCAGGCCGTCGATTTCCTCGGGCGGCATGGCCCATCGGAAGCCATACCAAAGCGCGCGCTCGCACTCGTCGCCGAGGTTCGAAATCGAGATTCCGAGACCTTCATAGGCATTCGACCGGGCGGCCGCGAGAGCGCGATAGATCGCGTCGACCGTATGATTTTTTGGCTGCGGGAGCGGGGCCATATGGCAAGCCTCGGGCGTTCGCGCCGAACGGGCGCGTTGAAGGTCGATCGGATTGTCGAAGGGGTGGCCGGGGGTTTTTACGCCCCGGCCGAGTCGCCGTTACGCGCTACGCTTCCACGGCACGGAAGAGCCGCCAGCGGCGGCGCCGCGGGACGGAGCAGAGCCGCCATTCGCCGT